ACGATTTTCACTGTAATGCACGTCAAACTCTCCACCAGGATAGCGGCTTTCCAGCTTGCGCACATTTTCAGCGATTACTTCGTTGGGATCAATACCCAGCGCCCGGCATGCATTGACCCAATACCAAATCATATCGCCCAGTTCACGATGTAGGTGAAACTTTACGTCATCGTTCCAGGGCTTGCCTTGCCACACAATCTTTTTGACTATTTCGGCAAACTCGCCACCTTCACTTGCCATGCCCACTGCGGCAGTAAGCAAGAGGCTGGGATTGAAGCGTGGTTCAGCTACTACTAGTGCTTGTAGTCGTGCAATAAAAGCTTGCAGGTTGTTGCTGGGATCACTTGTCACAGCTTCAACAAAATCTTGATACTTATGTAAATCTACGTTCATTTATATCTCCTAGGCTTATATTACAACAAGCTCTGTGAAAAAACAACCCCTGTCAAGGGGCTGATCTTTTACCAGTTGAAGTTAAACTTTCCAGTGCTTTGCCAATATTCATAAGCTGCACTGGGATTGTGCTTGTATTCGGCGCGGAAATAATCATGTACTTCACGATTGCCAGTCAAACGGTCATTTAGTTTATCTTTAATACTCATACAACTGAGGTAATCTCGAATCATTGCCAACATCTTTTAGCTCCTTTATGCTGCATTGCACACAAACATATTTAATACAAGTTTTGACAAAATCAAATGTTGTGTCCACGAGCGTGATATGCAAAAAACACATAGCTAGAACAAACCAGCTATACATTTATGCATACCTATTTCCGATACATGGCTTTCAGCATGCGCCAGTTTTTATAGGCCTGGTAAACTTCCACGTTCTCATGATCAACGTCTCTAACCCAACTGGCCTTGCGGGACTTGCTATTACTCATGTATAGGCTATATGCATAAGATAAATGTTGTTCCCAATCTTGGGGATTGCCTGATTCCATCATGGCTAAGACTTCGGCAATAGGTGCAATTTTGTCCTCCATGCCTTGCCAAACAGGCGTATTGTGTCCCCTAGGGGTCATTATGTAAAACCGTCGAGAGGGGATATCGTATGATTTATGCTCCAGCTGTTGATCAGATTCTAAAATACTGTCGTAGGGTTTGAACACAACATTTTTCCAAGGGTGTGATGTCATATACCTACTCCTGTCCCATGATCTTCCTGCAATAGGTGTCGGCCATGTTTTCAATATTTTGCTCAAACCACTCAACACCACTTGCACTATGCAAGCTCAAAGTTTTGGCAATAGTGTTGGCTACAACTGTGGGCAAATCATCTTCAATCATGCGAGTAACTCGACGCCGTTCGTTGGCGTCGAGGTTTTCACTCACATAAGCAAGCTTTTCAGCAATCATGCTGCAAAGTCGCACAGTTAGTTCTTGTAGTTGTCCGTTGAATTCCGCTGTCATAATGTTCCTTAAACTGTTCCTGTTTCTACCACACCTTGGTGTGATTCAAAATATGCATATTCGCCAAAAGGCGGCACGATTTTAGTATGACGTCCTTGGGTAATAATCCACAAAGTATCAGCATAGTTGCTGGGACCCCATTCACCTCCAGGATATCCATCAGTGAAAATCACAGCTTTTTTGGGCTCAATGTTGTTGTCGCGCCAGTAGTTCCAAAAAGCCATGAAATCTGTTCCACCACCGCCTTTGCATTCATATGTGAGCAGTTCATCAATATTATCGGGTGTGAACACTTGAAAGTTGTAAGCTTTGGTATCAAAGCACAACACACTGATTTTGAAATCAGCATAGCTGTTGGCAATACCCCAAATTTCACTTAGAAACTCACGACCCATGGCATCGCTAATACTGCCACTCATGTCAATAGCCACTGTGACGTCCACTGTCTCGTCTTTCTTTAGTGTGGGCAGAAACACACCACTGTACATGTGCCGGCGATTGGGACGCTGGAAAGTGAAATCATCAGTTAGACAGCTTTGAATGTTTTGAGCAAGTAGCTCGCGCCAATCAATAACTGGCTCAACTAGTTCGTTTACCAGTCGTGCAATGCTTGCAGGCAGCTTGCCAGCGGCTTGTGCGCTTTGAGCTGCTGTGATAACCCTGCCTCGCATTTCTTCACGAATTTTTTTAAGCTCTTCGGCAGAGATTTCAATATGACCGCCTGGACGCTTGTTGTTGCCTTGATCCCCGCCCTGGCCGTCTTTGCTATCGTCACCAAGTTCAAGATGCACGTCAAGTGTCAGCTTTTTTTCAACTTTGCGCTTTTGTAGATCTTCATAAATCTTTTCGCTATACCACCCATCATAACGAGCATCATACAAGCCCACACGCTGGCTGGTTTCACCACGCTTGCGGGCCTCGGGATCTTCCACGGGCTTGGTTGGCATAGTGCCGATTTTTTCCTTCATGAGCATGGCATTGATTACGTAATCGTTAGCCATGTTCCAGTAACTGGGATCACGATGATTGCGCCGACCAAGATGATCAAAAGCCACATGCAGCACTTCGTGACATAGCACAAAGATCACTTCGTTGGGTGTGAGATCTTTGAAGAAGTTTCGATTATAATAGATATTACGGCCATCAGTTGCCGCAGTGGGACACCAACCGCTGTCTGTCATGTCCAGCAGCTTCATGCCCATGGTTAGATTACCAAAAAATGGATGATCAAAAAACAACTTGATTTTGGCTTTGGTAATTTTCTTTTCTGTATCGTCCATGACAACCTCGCGTTTATATCTGAATAGTATAGCACATGTCTAGTCTGTCAAGTGGTAAAAAAAGGCGCTTGCGCGCCTTTTTTCTGTGATGTTTAGTTACGGCTGGGCATTAGTTCAAGGAATCGATCAGTAAACTCAGCCCAAGTTTTCAGCAGCATGCCGTTGACAGCAACACCATTTTCGTTGTTTAGCAGCGTCTTGCCACCAAACACGCACATTTCTGGAGGTAGGTTGTCCATCATGAAGCGGAAAAATGCATCAACATCTGTTACATGCCAGTTTTTCACAGCATCACGATCGCCATTTGCCAGTGCAGCACGAGCACGAGAGTTACCTGCAAACAGCTCATAACATAGAGCAATCACCAGTGCATGCATGACATCTGGGCTGATGTTCTTGAGTGACTTGATTTTGCCATCAAGAATATCTCGCGCATTGGGCAGGCTGCTAGCACTGCGCCGATAGCTGAGAAACTTGGTGCCAGCTGCATCACCCACTGTGCCGCGGATGAGATCACTGAGTGTTTCAGCATCTAGCTGAGCGTCACGGCCATCAGGCTCTTGCAGCAGATCGCTTACGAAATACCAAGTACGTGGCGTGGCAAATGCATAGCTGTCATTGCTGGGGTTGAAGTTCATGAGATCCTGAGGCTGAAAGCTGAGATAACCCACAACATCACGATGGATTTTGTTACGGATGGCCCAATCCTTCCAGTCATCAATGTTGGGTTCCAGCGTAACGTGGCTGAACCGATTGGCTAGAGGAGTTGGCATGTTGTAAGCAACACCCTTGTCACGCACACGATTGCCAGCAGCAACCATTACAACATTGTCGGGAAGCTTGTAGCTGCCAATGCGACGATTGAGAATGATTTGGTATGTTGCAGCCTGCACACTGGGCGGTGCAGCAGAGATTTCATCAAAAAACACCAGTGCATTGCTTAGTGCATCTGTGGGAAGATCGCTTGGTGGGCTCCAACGAAACTCGCGATCTGTAACTGGAACTCCCAGCTCATCACGTACAAGTTCACCCTGCTCGTTGTAAACCTTGACTTCAGCAAGGTAGGGAATACCACGCATGTCTGTGGGTTCAAGTAGGGGCAGTCGAATGTCAATAATGGGGCGACCGAGATCTTGTGCTACAAAGGCCACAATGTCGCTCTTGCCAATACCTGGTGGACCCCAAACCATTAGTGGTCGACGACGTGCAATGCAGTGTCGAATTGCATGCTGCAAACGGCTGGGTGTGATATTGATAGTGTCGATCATTGTGTTGTTGCGTTGAGCTGCACGAGCCATTTGTGTTAGTCCTTGCTTGTTGATAATACGCAGTTTGTAGCATGACACTTTTCATGTGTCAAGGAGTTTTTCTAAACTCCAACCATTTTTTAATATCCCAGTCAAACATTTGCCATTCCATGTTGACACGAGCATCCCATACAGTAACAGCAACCACATGGCTGCGAACCCATGAAATATAAAACACAGTGTTTCGCAAACTAGTGGTCAGCTGCAAAATATCACCGGCAGTAAGCTCATGTTTTATCATCAAGGTCCAGTTGGCAAAACGGTTTTCCATCCAGCGACAACCACTTAATGTCAGCAACAAGTTATCAGGTTTAGAAGTCATGAACATGTAGTTCATGACTTGTCGACTGTCCAATGGCGAATGTGATATTTCCGTTGTAATCTTGGTTTCGGCAATCAACCAAAGAACAAGTTGTTGCTTGCCGGACCAAGCAGTGGGTAGATTAGGCAAACTGGGGTTGGTCATCAGGCCACAACATGTTGCACAAGTTTAACACTTGCTCATCGCTCATGTTCTGAACTCGACGTCCCATGGTTCTATAGATTTTCCAAATCAAATCAGTGCCTTTTACGTTGGGCCATTGGGGATTCAAGTCGGCTAAAATTTGAAATCGATCTTGATATACATATGCCTGTTGATAGACTTTTGCACCACTTATTACCCAAATCAAAAATATTCCTAGATCCTGATAGGGTAAAGCTACTCCTGCAAAGCAGGCAGCATTTTGCTCCGGTGCACACACTATATAGTCGCACAGCAGGCTTTGCATGCGAGCTTGGTCAAGCTGTGTAGTCATGGTTCCATCCCTGGGATCGAGTTTCAAGGCTTTTGCTAACAAGTTCCTTCCACATGTCGCGTGGTGGTGTTAGCCCATAAACACAATATTTCAGTATCCTGGATATTTTGATATCACCAGAATATCTAGGGTTGCGTTGTATGATTCCCTGTTGCCAGCTGTCAAGGGCTTGCTCAGTTGTGACCATCCAAATGCCGTTGGTTGCAAAGTGACAGTTGATTAAATCAAAGCTGTCAAATAATTCATCCAAGCTTAATGCCAAACGGTTTATCACTTGCAAATTCATGTAACGGTCGTTGTGAGAGCAACTTATATAGGTAGTTGCGTTTTGTGTGTTCATGATATTAGTGTAGGGAGGCTTGTCATGCAATGATATTTCCCAAGGATCATGCACAGTGGGGGCAAGATTGAACCACTTTTTTACTATATAAGATTTCACATCGTCACGAGCTTGTTCACTAGCACAAAAAATGTCAATGTCGTGACGATAGTGGTGGCTAGCCACACTGGCAATGTGCTCAGGTTTATTAAACCACATGCAGCGAGCAGCCCCACCTGCTATCCAACTGCCTGATGACAGATCAAGACGGCCAGGTAACAAGTCTGTGAGTAGTTCATGCTCGCACCTACGAAAACGGAATTTCAAAATCTTCCTCCATTCCAATCCATAGTGGGATTTTTTAGAGCATCGTTAAGTTGCTCTTGTAGCATGATGGTTTGATTTTGCAGCTTGACTAACTCAGCTAAAACAGCACTGATACTATCATGCAGTTTTTGTGCTTGATTCACACTCAAACGGATTTCTCGACTGTTACTGTCTCTAGCTGCTCGATAGCTGTTTTGAAAATCTTGAATGGGTTGAATATCCATTTTAACTCTCACGATTTTTTGCGTTTATGGCTGTTTGCATTTCCAGCTTGCTGGTAAATGGCCCAATATGCTGATAGTCTTGTAGTGTTTGCAGTTTGGGGCACCAGCTGCCGGTCCATCCTGCTGCGAACAAAAACGCCCAATATCCCGCCGCATAAGCAGTTTTGCTAGTGGCTGTTTTAGTATATGTTATAGGCGCTGTTGTTGATACATTGAAAACTGGCCAGTGTTTGACAGGAAACCCTTGGACCACTTGCTGTTCTTGATCCTGAACTTCCTCTACCTGTGGTTCCAAAACTTCCAGTTCAATATTCATAGCTTGTTCCAAATGGTTTTGATCTTGAAACTCCCGAGCCCCCTGAGCTGTTACCCATAAAAGATTATCGGCAGTTTGTACAACCAAAGCTTGACGAGTGTCACCCTGCCAAGCCAACCAACTGTTGTCAGTTAACACACGCAATGTAATTGTTGTTTTCATAACCAACACTAACTGTGAAACATGTAAATGTCAAAGCCAACGCATTTCAAACATCATGGCATCTTGAGCCAGTTCAAAATAAATCACTGCCAGTCCCGGTTCCCACCAATAGGCACCTTGTGTTTCAGTATCACACCAAGTTCGCATTACTTGCGGTAATTGATACCAAATTTCATGCCCACCTGTCATGCGAGGCAGCTGGCACATAAAGCCCGGTGTAAATGGATTTTGCAAATACCATTCACGCGACATTAGGACCACATGACTGCAAACATCATGGCATCCTCGGCATTTTTGAAATACGCTACATTGGTATAAGCCAACACATAACGTTCATCGGCAAAGTTCTGCTTCAACCATAAATCTAGACGTTCGTGGGTCTGCCAGTTGTTTGTTTCGGCCACTTGCACACGCCAAGCATAAAGTCCCGGGGTCTTTTCTACTACCATTGTGCAACTATTTACCTGCACAGAGTTCCTGGGTCAAATGTCCAGTATACATGCTGCTGAAACAGGGAGCATATTCCTGATGATACTTTTCAATGCGAATCAAACCATGAGTATTGCAGAACCGCATGAGTTTGATACCCACTTGCTGACGTGGTTGTTGAATAATGCTGTTTCTAATAACCTCGTCCCACTTTTCCTTGAGATCTTGTGGTTGAGCATCAAGATCAATTAGCAAACGATTGCGTTCGTAATCATCACGTACCCGATGTTCCTGCTCGTTGTGGTCCACCCATTTGCTGAGCATGAGATTGTTCCAAGTGTAACCGCGATTGTGTCGATCGCCATACGCTTCCAACAGCTTCTTTTTGCGCACGCCGGGATAAGCACTCATGACATTGTCGCCGTCGTCACCGCGCATGCACTTTTCAAACAGCAACCATTCAGGATCAGGAACTGGTAGTTCTTCGCCTCGAGAGTTTTTGGCAATTTTACCGTCGCGATCATAAATGCCCGTGTGCGTGTATAGCAAGCCGGCAATACCGTTGTAGATCCAACAGTTGTCAGCTACCAGCTGTTGAAAATCACCATCACTGCTGATAATCACATGCATGTCTTGCGGATGCAAACTGACCCAACGTGCAATCATGTCATCAGCTTCTGCGTTGGGATGACGCAAAATAGTCACATTGGTATGTTCACGCAGCCAAGAAACAAACTCTTCCATTACTTGGAAGAACGCAGTGTCCTCGGCTTGCTCAACAGCAGATTTTGCTGCCACAGCAGCTTTGCGATTGGCTTTATACTGTGGGTATATGTCCTTGCGCCATGATCGACCTTCAAGGCAAAAAATAAGGTGATTGGCATCAAACTGTTGCCATACTTTTTTGATGCTGTTGAAAATCACATGTAGAGCTAGATTGAACTGAGTGTCTGCATCAGGAGCTCGAGTTCCATGCCTTACACGAAGAAATAAATTTTGTGTGTCAATAAGCACATGGGTTTGTTTTGTCACGATCATACTCCTGAATATAAAATATGTTATAGCAGATTTTCAGTGCATGTCAACCGTTAGTTCAGTTAGCTTCAGTAACAAAATCTCTACCTGGAGATCCTGTTTCCAAGGCAACGGCTGTGCATACATCATTCAGCCAACGATTTAAAATCTCATCTTCAGTGCCAGTGTAGCCATGCTCTTGTAGATATTTAATAAAATGCTCGTTGTAATCAAGTTCAAAGTAAGTTCTAGATGCGTTTTCAGGAACCCAGCTGATAACTGGCATGCTTACCCATGGTTGGCCCAACGCATCAGCTTTTTTCCTCTCAAATACCTGACTGGTAATCTTGCCATGTTTGAGATCAATTTCCAACTTTTTCACAACAAGTTGTGAGTCTTGAAACTCTTGTTCTGCACAAGCTATGTCATAGTCATACTGACTGATTTCTTTATGCTTGAGTTGTAGATCTAGTTTAGCACGTTGTATTAATTCAGGGCTGTCGGCTAAACGAATTTCCATGAGCCTTTTTTCCAGTTCTACACCTGAAAGTTCATATTCGGCTCGAGCTATTTCGCGTGTTGTTCCACGCAAGCCCCAATGCCCGGGCAACCACCCAAATGGTATCAATGGTTTGGTCATTATGCAAAACTTCCAAACAAATGAAGTTGCATATTGAAAATCATGCCATTTTGTACACAATATTTGGCAACATATTCATGATTAGCCTGAGCACTCTGCATGTTGATGAGCCCAGGAGTCCAAAAACTCACAACTTCATCAACAGTGCTGCGTTCTTCAAGACTAATTTGATTTTTCTCAGCACGAACTTGCTTGCTTTTTTGCGGCTCATGATTATAGATGTTCATGGGACTCACAAATACTTGTTTACCAGTTTTATCGCGCCATGCGTGAGCCCATTCAGGAACAGTGTTGTAAGGTGTGTCTGGGTCTGCACTCATTACAAACTTCAAGCAGTCAGCGCGGGCCAGCATGTCTTTATTTGGCTCAAGATATTTTACTGGTTTGCCATTTTTCTCACTGCACTTGGGGCTTACAACCAATGTAGTCTCACGAGGAATGTTTTGTACAATCAAACCATTGCTTTCAATCTGTGTTTTTGCAAACTGTGTGTTCATGTGCTGTAAAAATGGCACAATATTTTTTTGCAGCATGGGCTCACCACCAGTCAGCACAAGCACCATGTTGCGCTTTTTCACCGGGTCACTGCCCGGTCCGCCATACACTACATCTGCCCAAAGAGGCACATTTCCTGAAAAACTATCTGAGATGCTTTTGGCAATTTTGGTATCAATCTCGTCAATAGTCATCCAGTCACCATCATCAAAGAAGGTATCACAAAAACTGCAAGCCAGCTGGCATTTGGCCAGTCGCACAAACACAGCTGGTTCACCACGATATGGTCCCTCACCCTGGAAAGTAGTAAAAATACTTGTTACAAAAAGCCTGTCACCAGCGTCTTTAAAGAAACTTTGACCCGCGATCTCATTACGTCCAAACATAGTGCCTCACTGTTGTTATCATGATATTATACTGTTAAAGTCACAAATAATCACAAGATCAAGTTCCTGATAACTCTTGCATCATGACTTTTTGTTTCCGTAATTGTATTTCTGTCTTTAACTTTTGGCAAAATAAACTGTGTTCCAGATGTTCTGCCATTTGCAGACATTTTTCCATTCCTCGCAAGTAGCTACGCTGTAGCGCAGCTGGGCCAACTACCTGTTTGTCAATCTGATGCTGAATAAGTTTTACAAACTGATTAGCTGCTTGATTGGCACTGCCATGCCATGAAACTTCACCATGTTTGGTGATTTTCAATATTGGATGACCTTGTGCATTATTGATTAACAAAATATTGTCAGCCGAACTAACTGTGACATTATATGTGTATTGCCAGTTATGAACCCAATTTACAGTTGAAAGGACGCTGTTGTTTAAAGTAACAGCGGCATTACCTATGTTAGTTGTCAGGGTTGTTGTGCTCATGAACTTTCTTCACAATAACTTGTGTGTCAGTTATTTCCCACTGTATTTCATCACCAGGATTCCAACCCAACTCTTGCATCATT